TGTTCTATGTGATGATAAAAACTTTGATGCAAACTCTACACCTTTTGTAGTCGACAATGCTTCTACATTCATAACTAGTATGTGTAGATCTTCACCTGTTTCAAACAAACTATTTAATGCAATAGTCTGTTTTTTTGTAACTAACGGTTGCCATAAAACTGTTTTATGTTCTATATGATCAACAAGGTGTGTAGGTATCTCACCCTCATACCAGTTTTTTACTACACCTTTTGGTGCCACAATTAGAACACCATTGATCTTACCGTTGTCATAAAGCATAGATATATTATCTATTAATACTTTAGATTTACCGGTACCCATCTCCATAAAGTATGCAAAGTATTGTCTATCCCATGACATCTCTAATGCTTTAATTTGATGCTCGTATGGCTTAGTCTTAAATCTATAATTCATAATTTTTCTTCTTTCTAGTTGACAACTATATAAACATACTTATATTGTTTGTCAATAATGTCAGAAAGAAAAGTTTATTTAATACAAGAAGTACCTGGTACAAAAGCCGGAACACCTAAAATAAATACTGTAGGTGCTACAAAGTACGGTGATGTAATATCATTGTTACCAGAACTTTCACAAATAATTTTTTCACCAGGTCCATTAATTTTTAAATTAAGAAAACTTTTAAAAAATTTTAGATCAGAAGATTATTTATTGTTAACAGGAGATCCTGCTATCATAGGTGTTGCATGTTCTATTGTTTCTGATATTACAAACGGTAAATACAATTTGTTAAAATGGGATAAACAAGAAAGAAAATATTATCCTATTACTATTAATTTATATGAGAAAGGAGAAATAGATGACAATTGATTTTGAACAAGACCAACGAGAAGATTTGAATTCAGTCAATGATGCTAAATCATTATCTGATCAAGTTGTAAAACTTAAATCATTAGAGGACCAACTCTTAGAAAAAGAAAAAGAGTTAAAAGAATTGAAGAGGAACATAGACTTAGTTTCAGGGGAGGTTATACCTACCATGATGCAAGAGATGAATATCTCTACATTAAAACTAGCAGATGGTTCTTCAGTAGAAGTAAAACCGGTTTACGGCGCTTCAATTTCCGTAGCGAATAAAGAAGCAGCCTATACATGGCTTCGAGATAACGGCCTGGGTGATCTTATTAAAAATGAGATTACAGTTTCCTTTGGTCGTAACGAAGATAACAAGGCTAGCAATTATGCTATCCTTGCGCAAGGTCAAGGGTACGAACCTGTCCAGAAATTAAAGGTCGAACCTATGACACTTAAAGCATTGGTCAGAGAGCGTCTAGAGTCTGGACAAGAGATGCCCTCTGATCTTTTTAATGTGTTCGCAGGAAACAGAACCAAAGTAACGAGGAGTAAATAAACATGAACCAAGTAGCAGAGAAAAAGACTGCACCACTTCCAGCAAATATGTTTGAAGAAGATGCAGCAAAAGGTTTAGGTGCAATAGGTCAAGAAGATCTAGCCTTACCTTTTCTAAAAATCCTTGGACAACTTTCACCAGAAGTTAACAAACGAGATGGTAAGTATGTTGAAGGTGCAGAACCCGGAATGATTTTTAATTCCGTGACTGGAGATTTATACGACGGAGTAAGTGGCATAGATGTAATTCCATGCTTTTACAAACTCGAGTATATCGAATGGAAAGACAGAGGAGATGGACCAGGTGCACCAGTTGCAATATATGATTCATCATCTGATGTTATGTCCAAGACAAAACCAGATGCAAACTACAAAGATAGATTACCAAACGGTAATTATATTGAGAAGACAGCATCGCACTTTGTCATTATCATGGGAGATAATCCATCGACAGCGTTGATATCTATGAAATCTACTCAATTAAAAATTAGTAGAAAGTGGAATTCAATGATGTCAGGTATCAAATTGAAAGGTAAGAACGGGTTGTTTACACCGGCATCTTTCAGCCACATTTACAAACTAAAGACTACTCAAATGTCTAACGATAAAGGCACATGGTTTGGTTGGGAAGTTAGTAAAGTTGGTCCAGTAACTGATCAATCCTTATATGGTCAAGCCAAATCGTTTAGTGAAAACATATCGAAAGGTACTGTCAAAGCTAAACATGGTGAGGACAAACCAAAGGAAAGCATTATCTAATTCTCTAAGAGAATGAGTGCACAGTGTGGGCCAATTGGGAGACTGAGCGGCCCACAGATACAGTTATGGAAAAAAGATATATAGAATATTTTAGTGGATACAGGCAGGCCTATGGTGTCGCTGACTTTGAACATCCAGATGCATATGTAGATCACAACACAGGTAAGAAGAAACCTGTATACAGATGGAACTACGAGGATCTTACTGACGATATATATCAAGCACATTTAGAAGGCGAACTATCTATAGGTATACAGCCTTGTAATGAAAACTCAGAAGTAAAATTTGGTGTCATAGATATAGATCCAAAAGATTATGACAACTTTGATAAGAAATTTTTTATAGACACAATACAAGAATACAAGCTACCACTTATACCAGTATGTTCTAAGAGTGGTGGATTACATTTATTTTTATTTATGAAAACTTTTACAGGTGCATCTATTGTAAAATCTTTTCTAACAAATCTATTACCAACATTTAAATTAAAACAAGACACAGAAATATTTCCAAAACAAACACAGCTAACAAAAGATAATGAAACAGGTCAACTACGTCCAGGTCAGTTTATTAATTTACCATATCTAGGAGGTAACCAAAGGCAGGCTCTCAACTCAGACGGGACCAAGTTTACCTTGGACCAATTCCTGCAGGTCATACAAGCAAACCTGACAGACAAAGAAAGACTTACAGATATAACAGACTCAATAGAAAGCAAAGACCTCGAAGGTGTAGACGATGATTTCAAAGATGGTCCACCATGTTTAGCAGTATTATCAAAGCTAGCAAGAGACCCTAACTTTGATGGCAAAGATAGATTTATGTATAACTACCATGTATTTATGAAGATGAAATTTACAGACAACTGGCAACAGAAAGTAAAAAATGCACCAGTCAAATATTTTTCTGGTGATCATGCAAATGCATGGGACGATAAAATATTGAATGCAAAAGTAAAATCTTGGAACAGAAGTACAAAAGGTTATACATGTACACAGAGTCCAATCAGTGATTATTGTAAGAAAGGTATTTGTGTAAAGAAAAAGTATGGAGTCTTAGCTGGATCAAAAGGTTCTTATCCTGTGCTTACAAATCTTAAAAAGATAGATCTAGATCCAGAACCAGAATATGAATTTGATGTAACAAAACCAGATGGCATAGGCACAGCGACAGTGCATTGTAGATCAGTAGAACATCTAAATGACCAACGTAAAAGACGTAACTCTATATCGAAAGCTGCAGGATTCTTACCACCACTAATCAAAGGTGACCAGGAGCAAGCAGTCATGGATACATTGTATGCAACACAAAAAATTGTACACCCGCCTATAGGCACATCACCAAAAGAAAAACTACATGATGTACTACACGCAAAGATAAACGGACCTAGAGCTACAAGTGATGCAGCATTTAAGACAGGATCTGTATTGATAGAGAATGACTATGCATATTTTAAATTTGATAAATTTTTTGACAAGCTTAGATCTAAGAATTGGAAGTATACAGAAGACAAAACAGGTCGTATCATGCAGGTAACTTACAAAGATTGTGAGATAGAATTTTTAGAACAAAAAAGATTCCCATCAAAAGAAGCAGGCAAATATAATTCTTCTACAAAGAATGTGGTGCAGATAAATATAAAATCTTTTGAAGAGGTACCGATACACCACACAAAGATAAAACATAAGACGGAGATAATGTAATGAAAGATCATTTAATGGTCCAGCAACAAGTCAAAAATGTATGGCAACATATGGTGGGAGTCATATGTCTAAATCAAACAGGTCGTAAAAAAGTAAAAAAAATTTTACCAAAATTTTTTCAGAAATTCCCTACACCAGAATATGTGTTTGAATCAGACAAAGATACAATAGCAGAGATGTTAAAAGAATTAGGCATGAAAAATGTCAGAGCACATAGAATATGGAGAATGTCAGAAGAATACCTTACCTGGGATGGCAAGGACGCAACAGAATTATTTGGTATAGGTAAGTATGGTAGTGACAGCTACAGAATATTTTACAAGAATGAGATACCAAAGAATGTGCAAGATAAAGAATTAAAACGATACATACGGGAGGAGATGTGATTAGTAGAAAATTATTTGGGCCTCCGGGAACAGGAAAAACAACAAAACTATTACAATACGTAAAAACATTTCTTAAACTTGGCACACCCATAGATAAAATAGGATACTTTGCATTTACAACTAAAGCAGCAAACGAAGCTATTGATAGAATGCTAGATTATCACACGGCTTTTGCAAGAAAAGATCTAAAATATTTCAGGACTCTACACTCACTGGCTTTTACAAGATTAGGACTTAAAAAATCTGAGGTAATGCAGGATGAACACTACGAGGACATAGGCAGACAGCTAGGTATAGAGATGACGGTGTATTCTAATGGCCAGGAAACAACGGGATTTGTGGATTCTAATAGTGAATATTTCAATCTTATCAATGCAGCAAGGATCAAGGAAATAGGAATTGAAGATGAGTATAATACAGATATGTACTCACAGGATATGAATAAGCAATTGTTACAAATTATTTCAGACGAATTATATAACTACAAAGACTCATACAAACTGGTAGATTTTACAGACATGATTGAGAAGTTTAATGTGTCAGAATTGTGTCCAAAGTTTGACGTAGCTTTTATTGATGAGGCCCAGGACCTATCTCCTATACAATGGAAAATGGTAGATATAATCAAGAAAAATACCAAATATGTTATACTAGCCGGTGATGACGATCAAGCTATTTATGGCTGGGCAGGCGCGGATGTAAAAAAATTTCAGCAAGAAAAATGTAAAAAAGTCATAATTTTGCCACAATCTTACAGGGTTCCAAGGTCTATCCAGACCATTGCAGATAAAATATTGGACAGAATAGCTGACCTAAATAAGGTGCGTAAACAGTGGAAAGCAAGAGATGAAGAGGGAAAAGTAGACTATATTACAGATATTGATGGCCTACCGTTGCACGAAGGCAGTTGGCTTATCCTGGCAAGGTACAATGACAGACTTACCAAGCTCATGCCATCAATAAAAGACAGGGGTGTATATTTTCAATACAAGAATCGTAAGAGTTACAAGGTATCTTTGTTTAGAACCATTCTAAACTACATACGTTGGCAGAGAGGTGAGATGTTATCTCTATCAGAGGTAAGAGATATTTTAGAATGTGCAAATAGTAATCTTAAACCTACAGAAGAAAAAATGTATGACCTGTCAGAATTTAGTTTTTCAAAAGATGTAGAATGGTTTGATGAATTCCAGGTGGATTACGAAGAGTGTTTATACATACGTGAGATGTTACGCATGGGTGAAAAATTATCAAAAGATGCTAGAGTAAAATTATCTACAATACATGCAGCAAAAGGTGGTGAAGCCGACAATGTATTATTGATATTAGATAATACAAAAACAATAAGAGAGTCAGCAGAAAAAAATGAAGACAAAGCTGATGAAGAAAACAGAGTCTGGTATGTTGGTGTAACAAGAACAAAACAAAATTTATACATCATGTCAGCAAGAAAAGAGGAGAATGGTTATGACATCGAAAGTTTGGGATAAGCAGCACGGCGGGAGTCACTATCAAAAGTATAAAATTCAACCCAGTAAGTTTGTAGTTGAGAATGAATTGCTATATCCTGAAGGTTGTGCTATAAAATATATAATACGTCATCGAGACAAAGGAAAGAAGCAAGATTTATTGAAAGCAATACACTTTATAGAAATGATTATCGAAAGGGATTACAATGAAAATTCCTAAGTTCGAAGCACAAACAGAATGGAATATTCCTACAGAGTTTCCAGACCTACGTCAGGTAGATGAGATTGCAATAGATTTAGAAACAAGAGATCCAGACTTAATTAAAAGAGGTTCTGGTTCTGTTATTGGTAATGGTGAGGTCATTGGTATTGCCGTGGCTACAAAATTCTACAAAGGTTATTTTCCTATTGCGCATGAAGGTGGTGGTAACATGGATAAATCTAGAGTGTTACTATGGTTAAAAGATATACTTGAATCACCATCAACAAAAGTATTTCACAATGCTATCTATGACGTCTGTTGGTTGAAAGCAATGGGTTTTAAAATAAATGGTGACATTGCATGTACGATGATAGCTGCAGCTGTGACTGATGAGAATAGGTTTAGATATGATCTCAATAGTTTGTCCTGGAATTATCTTGGCTATGGTAAGAATGAGGCTGCACTTGCAGAAGCTGCAGAGTCTTGGGGTATAGACCCTAAATCAGAAATGTATAAACTACCATCAATGCATGTTGGTGCATATGCTGAACGTGACGCTGAAGTTACACTTGGTCTTTGGCAAGAGATGAAAAAAGAAATTATAAATCAGGACCTAGAAGATATATTTGATTTAGAATCTGATCTATTTCATTGCCTGGTTGACATGAGATTCAAAGGTGTACGTGTAGATGTAGAACGTGCACATCAAATGAAAAAAGAATTGATAGCACAAGAACGTGATCTACTACATAAGATAAAAGGTGAAACAAATATTGATACACAGATCTGGGCAGCTAGATCTATTGCAAATGTATTTGATATATTAAGATTAGAATACCCACGTACAGAAAAAACATCAGCACCTAGTTTTACAAAAAACTTTTTACAAGAACATAAACACCCTGTTGTAAATATGATTGCACAGGCGAGAGAGATCAACAAAGCACACACAACTTTCTTAGATTCTATTCTTAGATACGAGCACAAGGGTAGAATACATGCAGAGATAAACCAATTACGTAATGCTGGGGGTGGCACGGTTACTGGTAGGTTCTCCTACCAGAATCCAAATCTACAACAGATACCGGCTAGAAACAAAGATCTTGGACCTAAGATCAGGTCATTATTTATACCCGAGGAGGGCCATAGATGGGGTGTATTTGACTATTCTCAGCAAGAGCCTAGGTTGGTAGTGCATTATGCTTCTTTATACAAATTACCCTCTGTTTATGATGTAGTAGATTCTTATCAAACAGATGCTAATTCAGACTTTCACCAGACTGTTGCAGATATGGCAGACATACCAAGGTCCCAAGCCAAAACGATCAATTTGGGTCTTTTCTATGGTATGGGTAAAGCTAAACTACAGGCAGAGTTAGGTGTAACAAAAGACAAAGCTGCAGATTTATTTAATCAGTATCATGCAAAGGTACCATTCGTAAAACAATTGATGGAGAAAGCATCTAACAGAGCACAGGATCGTGGACAGATACGAACACTGCTGGGTAGACTATGCAGGTTTCATCTATGGGAACCAAATCAATTCGGTATGCATAAAGCTATGACACACGAAGATGCACTCAGGGAACATGGACCAGGGATCAGGAGAGCATACACATACAAAGCACTAAACAAATTAATACAAGGGTCAGCTGCGGACATGACTAAGAAAGCAATGTTAGAATTATACAAAGAAGGTATCGTACCACACATACAGATACATGATGAATTAGATCTATCAATTGAAGATGACGCACAAGCTAAAAAAGTAATTGAGATTATGGAACATGCTGTTACATTAGAAGTACCCAATAAAGTTGACTACGAGTCAGGCAATAATTGGGGTGAGATAAATGGATAATTATTATGGCTTACTTAAATGCAAACATACCAGTTACATATGCTCAAATAAGGAGAGAATATTTATATGACTTACAAAAACATCATGGAGAAGTTGAAGACTGCGTTATCTTTGGTCTTAGCGCTATTACAGGTCGCAGTATTTTATGGCATGCAATTATGGAGAACGGCGCTGTCTTTTATCGTCTCCCGATATCTGCCTTCATACAGAGAGGTTTTAGACCGGAAAGTGTTCCGCAACGTAGACTTGATGAACTTCAGTTATGGAATTGTTTTAGCTATTATCCTGCTGTTACTTCTTGGGATATTTTAGACGGACAAGCCGGTAAGTATATCGGAAAAGATAAGAAATGGCACCCAGGAAAATATTTATTTACTGTTGACTTCGCACATCCAGAGTCTAATATACTTGACACTGATCATTCCGAGATCCCGCACGAACACAAGTGCGCACACATAATTGCACTAGATGATGGCAATTATGCAGCACAGCCAAACAATAGATGTATATGGGATATACCTTCTTTCACAGTGAAAGATAATATTCCAGATTGGAAAGTGCAAACTAACGAATGGAATGTAGAAGATACGAGTCAGTGGCGAACAGAAGATACTGATAATTTCTTTTACGAAATTGAGGAGAAGAAAAAATGAGTCTAAATATATGTATAGAATGTATGTTAGAAAAGAAAAGGTGTCAGTGCAATACTGAACCCGAAACAGTAGTGGAGGATAACATGTTAAAAAGAATTTGGAAAAAAATTAAAAGTTGGTTCTGGGTATAATAAACCAAGGAGGTAGTCAGTATGGACTACAGATTTACAGCAGTATTGATAATCTTGTTGTGTTTACTGGCTATCTTTGTCAGGCCATCACAGCCATTGAAAGTTGACCCAAAAGACTATATAGTTCCGCTACCAAAACCAAAACATGAGTAAGAAACCTTTAACAATATCTGAATCTGCCGCTGTGCAGATGCCAATGAAGACGGTAGCCTCGTTGATAATCATCGTGGCACTCGGCACCATGGGCTATTTCCAGATGGTAGAACGTTTGAATATTGCAGACACCAAGATCAAGATAATGGAACAGGATGTTGAACAGAATACAGAATTTAGAATCAAGTGGCCACGTGGACAGATGGGATCATTGCCCGCAGATTCTGAACAGTACATGATGTTGGAAGATCTTTATAAGACTACCGAGCGTATTAACAAACATATTGAGGACATGGCTTTAAATAAAGTGAACATCGAATTTTTAACAAAGCAGATGGATAAGGTTTTGGTAGATATAGAAAAATTAAAAGATGCAAATAGAGAGATAAAATACAATGGCAACGGGACGTATAACTAAAAAAGTTTTAGACTACATAGCTCACATAAACAAAGAAGCTAAACAGATGAGTTATGTAAGAGAATTAAAAAAGTCTGTGGAACATGGTAAGAATGGTACACAAAAATATGTTGTCAAGCAAGGCGAAAACAAAGGTAAAATATTATGATTGAAGCTGTGGTAGCCCTGCTTATGTTTGTAAACGGAGAAATTAAGGAGGCACGTATTCAAGACTCTATGGGGATGTGCCTCAATGGTAAGCGTAAAGCTGAGAGACAGTACTCAGAGACTGTATCCTATAAATGCTGGAAGGGTAAAGCAGAATTAGAATCAAATATTGATGGATCTTTGTCGATAAAAAAGCTAATACTGGAGTAATGCCTAAAAAGAAATCTTTCAAGATTCATACAGAAATAGTTAATGGACTCTGCTCTGAGTGTGAAGAGTATACAATGTTAGTTGGTGTAACTAGAAGATTCTATAGATGCATGACATGTGGTGCAGACCTAGAGCAACATGTAAATGGTAAGATTGCATACGTACCAGTCATACCGAACATAGATAAATTAAAGGAATATCTAAATGGCGAAGAAGTCTAAAGGACTATACGCTAAAGTTGCACACGTACCAGTCTTTCACAAGACAAGTATAGGTAGAAATCCTAGCAAATGCAAAATGAACAAATCGAAAAGACGTAGTTTTAAAAAATATAAGGGCCAGGGAAAATAATTTACTTTTAGGGTTGACATTATTTTATAGGATATTATATTAAATTTAGAAAGTGAGAAAATAAATATGAAAAAGAAAAAGAAAACATGGAATGATGCAGTTGACCAAGTGTCTGAAGCACCGGCAGTGTATGTATTTCACAATACATTGTTTAACTTTAATATGTTTATCAGTGCACATGATGCTGAAGAAGCTATGGAAAAATTTGACCAATGCTGCATGAAACATAGAGAACAATGGAAAGTTATGGTAGAGATAGGGCTACAACCATCGGAGGGTTCTCATGGCAAATAAATTAGATTGTACTGAAAAAGCGTATGA